GATGCCAGAAATAGAGAACAACAAACAAAATATAAATAGAAAAGGAGTGATGACGTTGAAAAAATACCTTACTTTCTGCGCTGTATTTCTCGCGGTCCTTCTACTGTTTGGCAGCATGTGGGTGATGTCTCTGTGGGGGCTGGTGCTATGAAGCATAGCATCACCGGCCAGGAGTCTGGCGCGTCAGATGCGCCCATCATCACACCCATCAACGGCGAGTATCTAACGCCGTTTAAACTCACACCCAACGACATGCTCGCCCGGCACAGAGCCGCACGCGATGGCGAAGACACGAACAAAGCCACGCCTATAATGAAGCGGGGAAACTATTTCGAGGATGGAGCGCGGCAGTGGTTTCAAGATGAATTCGGCGTGGAGTTAGACCACCCGAAAACTGGATACCGCAACGAACATTGCAATCTGGTTGCCTCACTCGACGGGTTTTTCAAAGACGATTGGGAGTATGAAAACTTACCGATCCCTAAAAGATCAGTGTGGGAATTGAAGCTGCCGCGCTTTCCCGGTGATCCTACGGATAGCCTGGAGCGTGTCATTCAAGTGCAAGCCCAACTGGATTGCGCGGACGCTGACATTGGTGTGATTGCGGAACTGGCACAGAGCGATTGTAAGTGGCGAATCGCAATTGTGCATCGACACGAACCAACCATCATGGCGATTCGTGAAGCGGTCAATGTCTTCTGGCAGCACATGGAAGACGGCACCAACTACCCGCCGATCACACAAAGCGAGTATTCGAGCATGATCCCTGGCAACCGCAAGCCGGGCATCCATGACCTGACTGACGGGCCGTCTGAACTGATTATGAATGACGCTCGCCAAGACATGATCGACGCAGCGGAAACGTTGGTTGCGTGCAATCACACAAAGGAATCCACCGCGTCTATTGAAGAGTCATGCAAGATGCGGCTGAAAGCTGCCATGGGTGGCGTGGAAAAGGTGCTGCTACCCGGTGGTATAAAAGTCTTCCACTCGACTGTGGAATACAAGGCGAAGCCGGAACGCACCACTGTCAAGAAAGCGGAACCCGCACGCACAGGCAGACGGTTCCAGCTTATTGAACCGGAAGGAGAAGGCGCATGAACGATCTCTTTGGAACGGAACCCTACAAGTTGGTGCGCCGCGAAAGCCCGCCAACGTCATTTGAAGCAGCGGACAGTATCGACAGCACGAAGCTGGAGAAATTGGTGTTCGATACGATTCGCTCATTCGGTACCACGGGCTGCATCAGCGATGAAGTGCAAAGCCGGTTGCCTGATCTGGCCTATAGCAGCGTGACGGCACGGTTCAAAGCGCTCATCGACAAGGGGCTGGTGAACATTGACGGCAAACGCAAGGGGCGCAGTGGTCGGAACCAACGCGTCATGGTGGCGCGATGAGCAATCGCACAGCAATCAAGCGTGAGCTACGCAACGCGGGCCGGGTGCTATCCCGGCCTGAGTTGTTCCCTGATAGCCTCGTTGAACTATCCCACAAGTGCATCGAATCGGCAGAGCGGCAAAACATTTACCTGACTGCCGTGCCGTTTAAACGCACCTGTGCAGCATACGAAGCATCGAACAACGTAATCCCATTCCATAAGGTGACAACATGAACCAATCAGAACAGCTTGATAAGTTTGGCGCGGCGTTCGTAGCCGCCCAGGCAAATATGACAAACCCACACAAAGATTCTAAAAACTCGTTCCATGGCTCGATGTACGCATCACTTCAGGAATGCAATAAGCAAGCACACCAAGCACTGAACGCCCACGACATTGGCATCATTCAAGGCGTGCATGATAACAAGCTACGGACCACGCTGATCCACAAATCTGGTCAGTGGATTTGTGATCAGGGTGTGCCGTTGGACGGTATTGAAAACGCTAAGAACAAAATGCAAGCCAGCGGGCAGTGCAATTTCTTACGCCAGAAGATTCGGCGTGTGTGCTATGGTTGGGTTAGCGCAAACGGACGATGACGGAAACGAACTCAATGAACCACCTTCGCGGCCAAAGAGTCGCAAGGCTAAACCATCTGGTAAGGATTTGGATGCTGCCTTCCCCGGAAACGGTGGTCAGAAGGCCGACACTGATGCGCCTGGGGCCAAGGGTCCAGAAAAGGCAGATGCTTCTCCTGGGGCATCTGAGAGCAATACAGACGATGTTCTTACTATGATCTCACCAGATGGCAAGAACACCGCAGAATTTGGTTCAAGCCTGGAGTTTGTCGAGGCTTTTAAGAGCCAGCTAGAACGGATGAAGGGTGATGTGCAGCTAAGTCCAGAGGAAAGAATTTCGGCCATGCACCGTTTCGAGGAACACAATGAACCGACCATGGACCTGTTGCCAGAGGCCGCAGCAAAGACTCTGTACGACGAACGCATACGTTTAAACGCGCAGCTAGGAGCAATTAAATGAGTGTACCAATGGGCATCACGCCGAAACAGATGTCGCTCCGCATGGCGATTGACGAATTTATACAAGCGCATGGCTACTCGCCCAGCGTAGCTGAGTTGGCTTCAATTCAAGGCACATGCAAATCAAACATTGTGCGAATGATGAATGACTTGGCGGATCGCGGCCACATCACACGCGAACACGGCAAACCGCGCAGCGTTTTGGTGGTGCCTGTTGAAATGAAAGGGCATGAGTTATGAAAAAAATTCTGACCGCAAAACAAGAAGCCTTTTGCCAAGCCTACATACGAACCCAAGACGCGGATGAAGCATACCGCAGGGCTTATAATGTGTCAGCTAAGACCACGGCAAAGAGTGTTCGTTATTTTGCTGAATCGAAAATGGAGAACCCTAAGATTGTCGCACGGCTAGAGGAGCTAGAGAAGGAACAAAGTTCGCTCATACTCGCGGCGGATGACAAGCCCCTTGAGGATGCGGCCCCCGGCTCGACGCCACTTTGGGAACTCATCTGCCGCCCCTTCAAAATCATTGCGCGAAAGTTTCATTTTCAAAGTGGATCGGGCGAAGGCTCCTGATCCAATGTTGTAGGCGAGTGAGCAACAGGCGCTAAACTGGTTCTCGTTTAAACGCGTTTTGACAACGCCTCTAACTGCGTTCTCAACGTGGCGCACTTCTCGCTTGAGGAGATATTCACCTTGCTCCTTCGTAATGCTAGGATGATCAAGGGTGACAGGATTGCCCTCATCATCCCAGCAACTACCCCATCCGATTGTTGGCCTTGAAGCAGCACAGAGGTATGGCTCTGATCGCCATCCCTCAAACTTCTTGATGATATCCAGACCGGCTTGATTGCAGTGACCGTCCCACGAATGCGATTCAATCAGTGCGTCATGCAAACTCATGTTTGAGTTTTCCGCGCATAGGTACGGCTCCCGAACCAGAAACTTACAACAGCGGCCCAAACGGCTTGAAATTCTGCATTCCAAATCATGTTGTATTGAGCGGCGGTCATCCAATCCATGCTTACACATAGGGTTAGCACGCCAAACTCAAGGGCAAGCAAGTATGTCAGAACCGGCCTAACACTCGCGGCCATGTTCACAACCCAAGGACTCGCCTTGCTCTGCAAGCGCGACGAATGTTTCATCAACGCCTCGCCTTCGCGGATGTCCGCCTCGACGTGCATGTGTTGAAGTTTAATTTCACCCAAGGCTTTCTGTTGCTCGACTTGCTTGTCCATCAGTTTAAGCTCATGCGCCTTGTCGGATTTGTCTTGAAAGTAATCCATTACTTTCGGAAGAAACGATGTGCCAAATCCCATCAGTGATCCAAGCAATGACAACATTACAACAACACTCCTATAACTACGAATTGCAAAAATAAAAACGTAAGTCCGACCATGCTTAAATTTCCTTCTTGCCCATCACTGGCTTTGTTGGCGGGTCAATGATCTGCAACCCATAACCAGCCGCAAGTATGCAGGTCACAGTCCCGACTTCGCGTGACAAAGACCACGCACCATTTGGGCCAGCGTAAAGTTGCATCACCGATCCATCCATGTACCCACCTGCCAGCAAGGGTTGCTCTTTATATTTTTGTTCAAGCAGTTTTTCGATCTCGGCATGGGAATCGCAGTGCGCCATCAGGTCTGGGGGCGGCGTTGTTTCCACCTCCTGGCGAACAAGGTCGGCTTGCGACCGCATCAAATCTGTCGGATGCACGGCCTTATCTGTCTGGCACCCGGCTAGAAAAAACGCAAGGGCTAGGACCAATATTCTTGCCATGACTTACTCCATTTTTGGGTGTTTAGAATTATGTATGTGCATGAGATGCTCCGTCATCTGGCGAAGCACTCGCAATTCAGCTTGCATGGTTGCCAGTTCACGGTTGCGCTGCTCCAAAGCAGACACGCTATTAATGTCTTTGAGAACGTCAATCTGGCTGGAGAATACGGCGCGTTGTGATTCGGCATCATCTAGCCGTGCATCAAAATTGCTTTTGAATTTGTCAAAGTTTTTATGAAAGATTTCCAAGTCTTCCATCACTCTTGCAAGGTTGCTTTTCACAACCGCGTATCCACCCGCTACAGTCGCAAGCAGCAAGACCCCCTGGATTGCATGGGTAGCCGTTAGTTCCATGGCTTATTGGACCGCCGGCCCAGACGTGGCCGCCCAATAGAGAAACCCACTAATGCCAGCCAAAACGATCAGCACCACAGCGCCCTGGGCCACCTGAATCAACATGGCTTTCCGGCGTTCTGCTCGCTCTTCAGCGTCAATTTTTTCCTGCTTCTCACGTTCCGCTTTGGCGGCAATCCGCGTGTCACGTTCTTCTAGGATTTTATCCCAGGTGTTTTTTTCTCCAGGTTTGGCGGGGAACTTTCGGCAAATCTCATCGCGTAAATCGTCGAGTTGTTGCTGAAGCTGAATCTGCTCAATCACGGCCCCAGCCGCTGCCGACGTTGACGTTTCAGAGCCATCGTCGGCTGCACGTTTTTGAAGAATAGCTTTATTCTTTTTGCCTATGCTGCTACCGGGCGTATGATCTTTATTTTTCTCATTTTTTTTTTTT